TCAGGAAAAGCACTCTCTCACTGACCTCTTCGCCGGAAGCCTGGTCTCTGATCTTCCTGCTTTTCCAGTTCCAAAACTTCTTCATCGGAATCTCCTTCCTCCTTTCCGTTGTTGCCTGCCGCAAATATCCCGGCATCCTCCAGCTTCGTCATATTTCCATTGATCAGGTACAGATCACCGCCCTGTTCCGCCGGGATCCTGTCCAAGTTCTCCAGCTCTCGGATATCATTGGCAGACATCCAGCCATTCTGTCTGGCTGTCGCATAGCCGTTCATCCTACTCTGGTAATCACCACGGAGCAAACCGTCCACATTGAACTTGAAGAAGTATTTCTTCTTCTCATCCGGAGTGAGCAAGGCTCTTACCATTGCCTGCTCCCAGCGGCTCACCCAGGGATCCAGCGTGTATTTCACAAACTCCAGCGACTGCTGCTCAATGTTGTTGAAACTGGATTTCTCCAAGTCACCGATCATATGAGGCGGCACACGGAAGATCCTCGCGATCTCATCAATCTGGAACTTCCTTGTCTCCAGGAACTGAGCCTGTTCCGGTGAAATGGAAATCGGCGTGTACTTCATTCCTTCTTCCAAAACAGCAATCTTATTCGCATTGCCGCTTCCTCCGAAGGTGGCCTGCCAGCTTTCTCTCACCTTGCTCGGATCCTTGATAGTCCCCGGATGCTCCAGCACGCCAGAAGGAGCCGCGCCGTTCGCAAAGAACTTGCTGCCGTACTCTTCCGTAGCGATTGCCAGCCCGATCGCGTTCTTCGCCATTGCAATCGGCGAATACCCAACCAATCCGTCAAAGCCAAGCCCCGGAATGTGCAGCACATCGTGAGGCTGAAGTCTTACCGTCCTTCCAACCTTGTTGGTGCCTTTTCTTCCATCCACATCGTCCGAATCGTAAACGGTGTACTCGTAATAAAGCCTTCCATGCTCATCGCGGTCCACCTTCATCCGATCCGGCATCAGCGGATACAGAGCCACAACTTCACCCTTGCCATTGCGGATGATCTGACTGTAGGCGTTGCCCCAAAGGAGCAAATGCGTCATCAGAGTCTCCCTGAAGATAAAGGAAGTCATCTCCGGATTCGGCTCATCATGGAGCAAAAAATAAAGCGGATGTTCCACCGCTTTCTCCTTACCGCCATCATCGGTATATCTGTAAAATTGTAATGGCAGACTTGCCACTGCCTCCGACAGGATCCTCACGCAACAGTACACTGCTGTCATCTGCATCGCAGACCGTTCTGTCACATACTTGCCACTCGAAGTACCTCCCAGAAAGAAGCTGTAGCTGCTTCCTGCTGTTCTATCTGTAGGCTTATCCCTGCTCCGAAATAAACCGCTCAGTATTCCCATTGCCATTCCCTCCTTCATATGCCTGATTCAAGGCTTCCCTAATCACAAGGAAGCCTATCACCGATATAATCAACATTGCTTTATCCTCAGAAGACCAACAGACCGCGCTCATCATAAACACTCCCCTGCGGTTCCGTCTGATTGCGGATGCACCGGTCAAGCGCCATGATTGCAGCCACAATGCCGTCGATCTTTTCTTTCGATTTTGCCTTCGTCACCTTGATGTTTCCTGCAGGATCCGTATCGACTACCACGTTGCCGGCCATCCACCTGAGAACTGGATGCCCTCCGTGAATGATCTGTCCTTCCATGAGCAGGCGATAAAAATCCTTCGTTGGTCCGGACATTGAAGCAAAGCCCTGACCGAACGGAACCATCGTGAATCCATCACCTTCCAGATTCTGGATCATCTGTGTGGCATTCCACCTGTCCACTGCAATCTCGACGATGTGGTATTTCTCCGCCAGATCGTTGATGAACTTCTCAATGAAGTCATAATGAATTACATTTCCCTCAGTCGATAACAGGTATCCCTGCCTCTCCCAGATGTCATAAGGAACGGAAGCCGCCTTCACTCTCTGCGGTATCGTCTCTTCCGGCACCCAGAAGAACGGAAGCAGAATGTACTTCTCATCCTCATCTCTCGGTGGAAACATCAGGACCAGAGCCGTGATATCTCCTGTGCTGGATAAGTCCAGGCCGCCGTAACAGTCCCTGCCTTCCAGAGCAGCCAGGTCGATCTCTTCATTTCCTTTCATGAATATCGCATCCGGTATCCATGCTACGGTACTTGAAACCCACATATTCAGCCTCAGCCACTTGAAAGTCACTTCATCTGCCGGATTCTGCTTTGCTTCCCGGTAGGCATCACGCAAACGTTCGATATCCACGGTGTATCCCAGCGAAGGATTGACCTTGTACCAGTTCGCTTCATCTTCCCAGTCCTCATCATCCTTCAGTCCGTAGACCACCGGATAGAAAGTCGGATCCACACGCCGGCCTTCCAGAATATCCACCGCCTTTGTATGAAGCTCATAGGCGATGGAATGTCTGTCCGTACCTGCCGTGGTGATAATAAAATGCAGCGGATTCTGTCTGGCATCCGAAGATCCCTTTGTCAGAACGTCATACAGCTGCCTGTTCGGCTGAGTATGAATCTCATCAAACACCAATCCGCTGACTGAAAATCCATGCTTACCCCCGACCTCTGCACTGAGCACCTGGTAATATCCTGAATTTCCATAATTCACGATTCTCTTTGTTGCCGTCATCAGCTTCGACCGTTTCAGAAGCGCCGGCGACATCTCCACCATCTGCTTTGCCACATCAAAAACGATGCTGGCCTGCTGCCGGTCAGCGGCAGCGCCATACACTTCAGCGGATGGTTCATTGTCTGCATACAAAAGATAAAGAGCGACGGCTGCTGCCAATTCGCTCTTACCTACCTTCTTGCATATTTCCACAAAGGCTGTTCGGAACTGCCGATACCCATCAGGTTTGACGATCCCGAAGATGTCACGAATCAGCTGCTCCTGCCAGGGAAGTAACCAGAACCTTTTGCCTGCCCATTTTCCTTTGGTATGGCACAGATTCTCGATGAACTTCACTGCCCTGTCAGCCTTTGCTTTATCATAATGAGATGTCGGAAGCATAAATCTCGACGGCTTATAATTCTTCAGCTTCGGATAACCCGCAGGTCTTCTCTCCGCCATTAAGCCTCACCCCCAAGTAATGCCTCCATCTCATCTTCCTCATCCTTGCCGACTCCGGATGCCGCCATGATCCTCGACCTGGCAGATGGAGTCAGGCCAAACTCAGATGCTGCCTGCATCATCAGCCGCTGTTCCGTGTTACAGATCGCAACCCACGGATTCGGTCTCTGCATACCATTCTCCGTTTCGTAGGTAGCACCCTCAGAATTGATGTGTTCCTGAGCCTCTTTCCATCTGGCATAGGACTGACAATAGGCTGCAAATGCAGACCGGTCGATCTCCGTCAGCACACCCATCTGATTCAGTTTTTCCGATAACCGGATCCATTCTGTCTTGGCTTCCGGCAATAACCATGCAGGGCAGTCGGGCTTTCCCTTACCCGGATTTGGTTCTTTTGTGTTCAGTTTTCTCTTTCCCGGATTGCCTTCCAACTTTTTTACAGCTGTAGGCTTCGGCTTTCTTCCAGCCATAGAGCATCGCCCTCCTTCCTTCCAAATTTCACTTTTCATTTCGCGATTTTGCACACGTGACCCCCGCGCCGTTCCCTGGGAGCCGTACCTGTAGAGATTTCACCCGCCCCTACTCGCGATGGTTTCCCCAATAGTCCCCTCTCTTCGCGTGTATGGTTGAGTGACACGACTCGCACAGTGCGATCAGGTTATTACGATCGTGTGTACCACCTTCACTCAAAGGCAGCTTGTGGTGGATCTCTTCAGTCGGCACAATAATCCCACGTTCAAAACATAGCTCACAGAAGGGATGCTCCGCAGCATACTTGTCACGGATCCTCTTCCATGCACGACCGTATCTCTTCTTCGTAGACTTATCTCTGCCGTACTTCTCATAGTTACTGTTGCTCAGCTTCTCATGCTCTTCACAGAACCTTTTGTCTGTCAGCTTCGGGCATCCGGGATAAGAGCATGGATGCTTTGGTTTCCTTGGCATCATTCCACCTTCTTTCCCATAGAAAAAGCCGCCACGGTATTCTGGTCCGTAACGGCTCTCTCATCTTTCGCTTTTGCCAGTTTAACATTATCACATAGGCTTACTGTATCGAACTTGATTTTACTGTATTGTTTCCGGAATCGTTATTTCATCCAGGGCATTCCTGTGAAGGCGGAATACATTGTCGATACCATATCCAAGTTCAATCGCGATCTCTTCCCATCTCATATAGGACAGATACCGCAGTTCCAGTATCGTCTGAAGTTCGGCACTTTCTACAGCCTTGATCCTGCGGATGATATCCTTCTTCAATTCCACAAGCTTCATCATATCCTGGTTGATCTCATTCTCCAGATCGATAATCTTAATAATGGCATCTTCCATTCTGGAGCCATCCCTGTTCGGGCTCTTCGGCATATCCGAATATGTCACCGTTGCTTTTGTTGCCAGGTCATGAAGATCCTCGATCTGTCCCAGCTTGCTCTCGATCCGCTGGTTCAGTCCGAACGCCTGTGATAAATATTTCTTCGCTTCCTGCTGATGTCTGTTCATAAGCTACCTCCGATTGGATTTGTTTTTTCTCCCTCGGATTGACTCTGATTGTCTCACTTCGTCCTGAAGTCTCTTGATCAGGTATTCTCCGTCCACGCCTGTCAGCTGGCTATACCAACCGGAACGGAAGAACCTCTCGATTTCCAAGGCCTCATCTATTGCTTTTCGATCCTTCGGATGTGCCTTGATCTTCTTAAGCGCCACCCTGTAATCAGCGACCGCTTGCAGAATGATTGCATTTGCTAATCGCTCATACGGATCCTCTGCCAGATTTTTATTTCCTGCCATAGGCACTTACCTCCGCTTTCACGGCATCGATCAGTCTGGCCTGCGTATTGCCCTTTGCGTGAAGCGCCTTCATGATTCGCTCATCAATCGAATCGACTGTAATAATATGCTGCACCACGACTGTCCCGGATTCCTGACCCTGCCTCCAAAGCCGGGCTACCGTCTGCTGATAGAGTTCCAGGCTCCAGATCATCCCGAACCACACCAGCGTATTGCCGCCGCTCTGGAGATTCAGTCCGTGTCCTGCAGAAGCCGGATGTATCAGTCCC